CGTAGGATCCGTGATGCTTTCTCAGTTTATATGGATCCTTACTCCCAGGAGATGGATGGATCAGATGCTAACTGGGGATTCATCGAGGACTGGCTCACAAAGGATGAATTCGCAAGGCAGTACCCCAATGCTCAGTTGACCTCGAGCCTGGGTGACTACTCATCGGTGGGAAATAACCCGCCCGACTGGATGAAAGGTGATACCTTTCGAATAGCTGAGTATTTTTATAAAGAATTAGTAGAAAAGCAGATTTTCCTCCTTAAGACCGGACAAGTAGTCCGCGCGGACGAAGTTGAGCCTACCGTGTTAAGGGCTTCTCAGGCAGGGATCGATGCGCGGGTGGTCTCCTCAAGGATTGCAAAGGTCCCTGTCATTCATTGGCTCAAGATCAATGGCATTGAGATTCTCGAGAGAACGATTTTCCCTGGTAGCTACATTCCCATCATTCCCGTCTATGGAGCTCAGCTCTGGGTGAATGGTCAGAGGATTATTGAGAGTGTGATCCGTCATGCGAAGGATCCCCAGCGCATGTACAATTACTGGAAGTCTGCTGAGACTGAGACGATTGCTCTCGCTCCCAGGGCTCCTTTCATTGTCGCTGAGGGTCAAATCGAAGGATATGAGCAAGCTTGGTCGGAAGCTAATCGAAGGAATCACTCTTTTCTCTACTACAAGCCGGTTAGCTTTTCGGGGGAATTGGCCCCCCCTCCCCAAAGACAGAGCTTTGAACCAGCGACGCAAGCGATTACGCAAGCCGCGATGCTTGCAGCAGACGACCTCAAGGCAACTACCGGCGTCTATGACGCATCACTAGGGCAAGTAACACCCGATGCAAGCGGAATTGCGATCCAGCGCAGGCAGACTCAGACTCAGATTTCCAATTTCCATTTCGTTGACAACCTGCATCTCTCCATGAAGCATGCAGGGCGCATTCTGGTAGAAATCATCCCAAAAATTTATGATGCGGCCCGAACTGCCCGAATTATAGGAGACGATGGCACGCAGAAGATGGTCAGACTCAATCAGCCTTGGACTGATGAGAACGGGAAAGAAGTGCTCTATTCTCTTGATGTCGGAAAATACGACGTCACCATTGATACTGGGCCAAGCTTTGCCAGCAAGCGTCAGGAGGCAGCAACGGCGATGGCTCAGATGACTCAAGCCTATCCTCAGTTGATGTCGATCATGGGTGACCTGATGATTAAGAACATGGACTGGCCGGGCGCCCAAGAGATGTCTGAGCGCATCAAGATGACCCTTCCTCCTACTCTTCAGACCGATCCTAAGAATATGAAGATTCCGCCAATGGTTCAGGTCCAAATGCAGCAAATGCAGGGCATGGTGAAGAACCTCACTGATCGATTGAACGAATGCACAAAGATCATCGAAACCAAGAAATTGGATCTAGAAAGCAAAGAGCGCATTGAGCTTGCTAAGATCCAGGCAGATATTGAAATCAATTTGGCAAAGCTCGGATCGCAGGCAAGTATCGTGATGCTCGAGCACGAGGTGGCTGCGATCAATAATCGCATGAAGCTTCTCAATGCGAATGTGCCAATTGATGCTCAGAGCAATTTTGTCCCCGAGGCAGCAGATGGCGGAAATTACGCTGGCGCTGGCCACGTGGGATCAGGACCTACCGGCGGGTTACCACCGGGCATACCCATGGAGTAATAAGAGCCATGAACATTCAAGTCAGATCCAACGAAAAGCCAAGTACCCCTCCTCCACCTCTTCCCGCGGCTGAAAATCGTGGGGAAAAGGTCGAAGCAGGTACCCAAGATTCTCAAGGGTCTGGCACTTCCTCCGAGCAGGTAACCGAATCGAAAGAGCCGGAAGCCTCGCAAAATGAATCCCCAGAATCGGAAACTGAGGAAACAGTAGAAACGAAAGGCGAGACAGAAGAGCCCCGTAAAAAAGGGGGATTTCAGCGCCGGATAGATAAGCTCAATGCAAAAAATGCTCAGACCCAGCAGGAGCTCGAATATTGGAAGCAGCAGGCGATTAAAAACGCTAGCGCAACCAAAGGAGAGCCTCCTAAGCAAGAGCCGCCTCAGCAAACTGGAAAGCCCAAGGCAGATGATTTTGGGACTCATGCTGAGTTTGTCGAGGCACTTGCAGATTGGAAGATGGAGCAGAAATTAAGGGATAGGGATCAAACCCAGCAGAAGCGGGAATTGGAGCGAGAACAGACTAAAACTGTTCAGACTTATCAGGAGAAGCTCAAATCTTTTTCTGAAAAGAATCCCGATTTTCAGGACGTGATTTCTGAAGTGGATCACATTCCTCTTTCCCCATCCCTTAGAGCCATTCTTCTGAATTCAGAGAATGGTCCTGAATTGAGCTATCTTTTGGCCAAAAATCCGCAAGAATTTGAACGCATCTCGAGACTTCCTCCTTTGGATTGTGCTCGAGAAGTTGGCAAGTTCGAGGCGAAAATATCTTCTGCTAAAAGCACTGCTTCTACTGAAGAAAGAAGAATAACCAATGCTCCTAGGCCAATTGACCCGGTGGGAACTGGTGGGAAAGGATCGAGTCCAAAATCGATTTTTGATGCCAGTTTATCTCAGAGGGAATATGAGGCCATTCGTAAGGAGCAGATCAATAAAAGGAAAGGACGAGCCTAAAAAACTCGTTTGAATGAGATATGGCCAACCAGATATTAACCCCAAGCATCATTGCTAAAGAAGCCCTGATGGCTTTTAAGAATAAGCTTGGGTTTACAGAAAAAGTAGATAAGCAATATTCCTCTGAGTTTGCGATCAAAGGAGCCAAGATCGGTAACACAGTTACTGTCCGTAAACCTCCACGGTTCACGGTCTCTAGTGGTCCAGCTCTGAACGTTCAGAACGTGATCGAAGAAAGCCAGGCTTTGGTGCTCTCGAGCCAGAAGCATGTGGACTTTCTCTTTTCCAGCGTCGATCTGACCTTGACCATCGATCGCTTCAAGGAGCGTTATTTGGACAATGCTGTGATTGCTCTTGCCAACCAAGTGGACTTGGATGGTCTTACGATGGCTGCTCAGAATACAGCTAACTTCGTGAGCACTCCTGGTACTACTCCCAATACGATGCTGCTTTTCCTTCAGGCTCAGCAGAAGTTGAATGAAATGGCATGTCCCAGTGACGACATGAGGTCATTCTTCATCGCTCCCGTAACTCAGCCTTCGATCGTGAACGCACTGTCTGGCTTATTCCAGTCTTCGACCAGGATCGCTGAACAGTATGAAAAAGGCATGATGGGGCAGGGTTTGGGTGCTGAATGGTATATGGCTCAGAATATCTATAGCCGAACTGTAGGTGCTTTGGGTGGAACTCCTCTTGTCAATGGAGGAAGCCAGTCAGGATCCAGCCTAGCTACCAATGGATGGAGTGCCTCAATCACGGCGCTCCTCAACGTCGGCGATTGCTTTACGATTGCTGGAGTGCATTCTGTGAACCCGATCACAAAGCAGTCCACCGGGCAGCTTCAGTGCTTCCTTGTGACGGCTTCTGTGAACTCTAACAGCAGTGGTCAGGCTAGCATTCCAATCTATCCAAGCATCGTGACTTCAGGTCCTACTCAGACGGTAGATGTGTCGCCTGCGGGGGGAGCTTCAATAACAGTGAGCGGTGCCGCTGGGGTGTCTTCTCCTCAGAACATGTTGGCTCATAAAAATGCCTTTACCCTGGGAACTGCTGATCTAGAAATGCCGGGTGGAGTGGACTTTGCCTCGGTTGCCTCTGATGAGGAGTCTGGATTGTCGATTCGCATTGTGCGAGCATACGATATCAATAGTGATACCTTCCCTTGTCGTTTGGACATCCTTTACGGATGGGCCGCAATGCGACCAGAGTGGGCATGTAGGCTTCAAGGCTAATCTAAACTAAGGGAAAGGAGAAAATATACAATGGCACCTCAGGCACAGGCAGTAAGCCTATCAAATCAAATGGATTCGCCGTCAAGCAGCGGCGATGGCTATGTAGTAGCCCAAGCAGGATCCAAGTTAGGATTCTTTGGAGCTACTCCAGTAGCTCAGCCGTCGGGAAATGATCAATTGGCGATCACTCGTGGCGCAGCTGGCGGCGTAGTGACGACCTATCATAGTGCACAGTCTCCTTCTGCAGTCACAATCAATACGACTGCAGAACAGACTTTGACGATTCAAACGGGAACTGGAGGCCAAATGCTTTTGGCTTCTGGAGACCTTCTCTATGTAAATAAACCAACTGCTCAAGCTGGTTTGTCTGTGGGGAACGTCAGAGTATCCTCGGGGAATACCCTGGGAATTACCTTTGGTAATGCTACGGGATCTTCCCTCACTCCTACGGCCAGTGAAAATTACATCGTTGTGGCTTTGAGAGGTCTTCCGACTTTGTCGGCGACGCTTTCTCCCGCAGCGGTGGCGGCAAATACTACAGTAGAGCAGCAGTTCTCTGTCGTGGGTTTGCCTGCAAACTTCCTAGTCCAGGTGATGAAGCCTACTGCTCAGGCAGGCCTCGACATTTTGGGCTGTCGAATTGTGGGTAGTAACTTGCTTGGGATCACGTTTGCGAACTTCACTGGTTCTGCAATCACCCCCACGGCAAGTGAAGCCTACACGATCTTTGGCCTAGCAGGTTTGGATGCGATCGGCAACGAGCTCATGTATGGTTTCAACGTTGGAACCGTGGGTGCAATCGGAGCAGGGGTAGTGGTCAGTGGCGGAAACACCAGCATTACCGGGATCCTTGCAACCGATATGATCGTAGGTTTATTCGATCCTACGGCTCAAGCCAATGCGTCGAATGCCGCCTATCCTGTGAAAGGAATTCCCACAGCTAACAACGTTACCCTCTATTTTGCGGGTATTGGAACTGGGGCGACTCCTACGGCTTCGGAAGTCTATGGGATCGCAACCAAACGACTGGCTCCTGTGGCTCCGATGGTTGTCTATACTCCGTCGATTGCTCCCGCCTCTGTGGCAGCAAATACTTCGGCTGAGCAGACCTTTACGGTCACCGGTCTTGTAGCCGGATCCGCTGTCTGGGTGAATAAGCCTTCTTATACCCCTGGTTTGGGTATTGGGGGTGTCCGCGTGAGTGCTGCAAATACGCTCGCTATCAACTTCGTGAATCTGACGTCCTCGGCAATTGTGCCCCCGACAGAAGTTTACGTGGTTGGAAACTTCCAGGTGAAGGCACCTGGAGCTGGCAATAGCGTGTTTCAGCATGTAAGTCCTGTCATCAATCAGCTGGGCAATCTGAGCAATGCCGAGCGCACTGCCTTTGTGAACCTTGGCTTGATGGCTGGTTTATAGTAGTCCTTTTTTGGGTGTGGGAAAGAATATGGCGATCGCTCCCCATATTTGATTCCACACCCAATTTTTTGATGGAGGTTTTGCATGCTTGATGAAGAGAAGAATTTCGGATTTCCCAAGTGGAAGTACCATCCTACTTTTGAGCCAGCTTTGGCAGAGACTTTTGAGGATGAGAAAGATTTGGGCCCAGGTTGGTACAATAGTCCGGCTGAATTCGGAGTGGAGACTGCTCCCGGTAGACGACCTGATCCTGTCATCAAGAAAGCCCGCGAGAAGTTTGAGGCACAGGCCAAGGGGAAATAGGCCATGGCGTTGACCGCGGCCGCTCTCATTGCTGCTTCCCTAAGGACCATTGGAGTTCTTGCTTCTGGCGAGAATCCTTCTGCAAATGAGCAGACAGATGCTTTGACGGCTCTGAATGATTTGATCGATAGCTGGAGCACAGAGCAGCTTCTGATTCCAAACAAGCTGAGAGA